CAGAGCCATCTTTGTCGATAAGACCCGGGTCGATGGTTGACGGGGCGCCGATTGCTACCTGCCATGCCCCACGAAATGCCCCGCCAACATAACCAGGCGGCGCAGGATGCTGCCAGTAGCTTGCATCACCAACCGGGGATCGTTGCACCAGCCGGCCATCGACCGTATTCAAGGCGTAGCGCACGATCTTGTCCGCGTCATCCTTGGTCTTAGCGATCCAAGCGTTGATCTGTGCGGAGAAGGTCGCCATTAGATGCCGGCGATCAGGTTGTAGAGCACAGCCACGCCGCCAGGTGAGAGCGGGTTGACGTTGCGCACCGTGTAGACCTTCGTGCCGACTTGCGCCAGGTCGCCATGCTTTGGCTCGACCAGCGGGACGCCGGATTCGGACAGCGCCGAGATAATCAGCTTCCGGTCGCCAGCGGTAACCAGCGTGCCGGATTGCGTCGTCGTGCCGACAGCGTGCGCCGATACGGCGGTGTCGATGCCCCACGCGTTGACCTCAGTTGTGACGATGGGGACCGAGCCGTTTGCGTACGGGCCCTTGGTCTTGCTGGTCAGGCGGATCAACTGGCCATCGGCGCGGAAGGCGGCATCGGCTTCGCGGGCGTCTTGGTCGTAGCTCATGCACTCGGCCTTTCGTAGTCGTGCGGCGGTGTCTTGTCGAAGCGCACAGCCTTTATTGTCGGCTTCCCGTCGATCAGTGCGCGCAGCACGCGATGCCAGCCGTCCATGATGAACCCAGCCTCATCGAGGATGATCGGGTGGCTGGTGTCGACGTCCAGCGCGCGGCGCACATGATGCGCAACACCGTAGGCCGAACCGACCGGCGCCCAGACTTCCGAGCCGGAATAAATCGCGGCCAGCGGCAAATCGAACGGCACCAGATCTTTGGCTCGAGCGATGAGGCCCGGCACGTTCCACACCTTGTCGCCGTCGCGGAATGTGTTGTCGGCCATTGCGCAGCCGTCGATCTTGACTGCCGGCGGGATCATGCCCGCTCCAGTCGAATACCCATGCCGCCCGAGGCAAGCAAAGGCTTGAGCAGCATGTCGACCGACCGATAGCGCACATATTCCGGCGCGCCCGATGCGTACACGGTCCTGATCGGGCCAATGGTTTTCTCGGCCACGGTGCGCTGCAGGTCGGGTGCGAGCTCGCCGGCAGCCGCGCGCAACGCCATTTCCGCCGCGGCCTGGATGACCTGCTGCGGGACGGTGTTGTAAGGCACGTATGCGGCAAACCTGCCGAAGCCGACATCATCGAGCCGCACTTCCAGCCGCGGCCAGTCGAGCGCCTGATTCGGATTGGCGCGCACGCCTTTCCACTTGGCGCGGTACATCTGCGATAGGTAGTCGCAGGCACGGCGCAGCGCATGCTCTTTTTCGACGTCGCTCAATAGCGACCACTGCGAATTGCCGCGCGCCTCATGGTAGGCATCGGCCTGCGCTACGCTGGCGTAGCTTTCCGCATCCGGGAGCGCTGCCCCGCTCTCTACGATCAGGGTCATACGTCACTCCCTTGGATTGGTTAAAGCTGTTATTGCTGCGCGTCGGCCGATTCGAGCAGCGCTTTCAGCTCGGCTTTCTTGGCGTCGGCGTCGAACTCGATACCGCGGGCGGTCAGTTCGGCGCGCAGGCCGGCGACGCCGAGGGCTTTTTCAGGCGCAGCGTCGAAACGCTCGTGCAGATCGGGGTCGAAGTCGGCTTCGTTGATGATGACGAATTCGCCTTGCTCCGGGCTCGATGGTTTAACGCGGATCGTTGGGACTTCATTGCTCATATAGACTCCGTGGCTTGCGTTGAATAAGGAGGGCCGAAGCCCCCCCCATGGCCACTCAGCAACTAGCCGAGCAGCAGCGCCATGTGACGCGGCGCCAGGGCCTTGGTGCCCCATGCCAGGCCGATCTCGAACTTGATGGCGCGGTACAGGCGATACATGGCGATCTGGAACACGATGCCCGACACCGGGTCGATCACGTCCATCACGTCCTCGGCGGCGTCGATCGCCTTGCCATCCGGGCCGACCGGCATTGCCGGCGCACGGGTGATCAGCTGGATCGCATCGCGGTCGAAGGCGACGTTGGCGGTGTAGGTTGCGCCCACGCTCATCGCAGTTGCAGCAGCCGGGATGGCCTGCTGCAGGCCCGGCTCGGCCAGGGTGATCGCGCCGGGAGCGCCGACGCCGGCGGCCACGACGTACTTGTTCGGATCGCCAGCGAAGGTCACGACGTCGCCAGCAGTCACGGTACCGGTACCGGTGATCAGGTTGATCTGCTTGGTGCCGACAGCGTAGCCCGACGTGTCGGTGGTGTAGCCCGAACCGGTGCCCTTGACGTGGTTCTGGATCTGACCCGATTCGTGCAGCTGGAAGCCATCGACCGGCAGCGCGATCGAGCCGGTGCGCAGCAGCAGGTCCGAACCGGCCTCGTTGACCTTGAACAGGCCCGACTGCTTGCCGCGCAGGTTGGCGGCAGCAGCGGTGTTCATGACCATGCGCAGGTTGGTCTGCGGGGCGCCATTGTCGATCAGGATCTTGCGCGGCTGCGCGAAGTCCGACAGGTCGGCAGCGACGCCAAACGGCGTGGTGCCGGCGGCGCCGTAGGCGCGCGATGCGACCATTGCGGTAGCGGCCAGGTCGGCCTCGACGGCGTTTGCCAGGGTGCGGAAGCCTTGGGCGAACTGATTCAGCAGCACGCCGTTGTAGGTGCCCGCATTGGTCATGCCTTTCTGCTCTTCGCCGTTCCACAGCACCTCGTAGGCTTTCGACTTCGAGATGGTCATGCTGGTCGGATCGACTTGCTGGCCGCCGTTAGCCTGCGCAGTGGCGCCGGGGGTGATGTCGATCAGGCCGCCTTGGCGGGTGACCGGGACCGTGATGGTCTCGTTCAGTGCGGCTTGCTCGCCGCTGGAGTTCTTGGCGACAGCAGGGATGAAGCCGACAGCTTCGCGCGAGACGGTATCGATCGCCTGGTAGATGGTCGGGATCAGGCCGGTCAGGGTATTGGACGATGCCATTTGGTATTGCCTTTCAGGGAGTGTTAAATGGGATTTGGTCGGGCCATCCAGCCCAGAGCGCGCCAACTCCCATCCGGGTCATTGGCTATCGGTGTTGCAGGTACAGCAGAAACAAAAAGAGCCCGCATCGGCGAGCTCTGATTTGGGTGACCAATAAATCAGTCGGTGACGGTCGTGCCGCTCTTGACTGCAGCCATACGGGCCTGCGGGTCGAGTGCATTGAACTGCGAACGCTGCATGGTCTTCCCGCCGGCGCCACCCGGCCCACCACCCGATGCCCCGCCGCCAGAAGCGCCGGAGCCCTTGAGGATGGAATCCTTGTGCGGGTACTGGTTGATCATGACCTGCAGAGCTTCCTCAAAGTCCGCATGGTTGCCGTGGTTGGTGGCGGAAAAGATCGGGTTGCCGGCCTGGTCGAGCGGGACCAACTTGCCGGATTCGACCTTGAAGCGGTCGCCGAAGAACTTCTGTGCCATGTCGGCCGGGATCGCCAGCTTTTCGGCGATGAACTTGGAGCCGGCGAACGAGCCGCCGATGATGTGGTTGTTCAGGTCCTGCGTGAGCTTGCTGTTCTGCTCGGTCAGCGCTTTTTCCTTCTCCTGCGCGGCGCGGGTCGCGGCGGCGACGGCCTCCTGCGCGGATTTGGCGGCGGCGTCCTTGATCTCCTGGACCTTGCCGGCGGTGATCAGGTCGCCGTCCTTGATGTTCTTTGCCAGCTCCAGCGCCTTGCGCGCGGCCTCGCCGTCCTCGATGCCTTCGAAGCCCTTGAGCTTGGCTTCGGCAGCTTCCTTGGCTTCCCTTTGGGCTTTACTCTCGCCGTTGAGGCGCGAGATCGTCGCGATGGTATTGTCAGCGTCGAACGGAGCTTCGCGGCCATCGGCATAGACGAAAATCGGTTGCTTCTTTTCGGCGTCGATGACGATTGCGCCGTTGCTGTCGAGTTTAAAAGGCATGGTTCTCTTCCCGGCCATCCGGCCAATATGCTGAGCATTCCTGCTCGTTGCGCCCTAGTCCATCCGGCATTCGGGCAAAGAAAAAGGCCGCCGGATTGCTCCTGGCGGCCTTTCGTTGAAATTGAGTGCTTCTACTTCGGCTTGATCACAAAATGCGCTGGCACTTCGCCGGTTGCGACAAGCTCAACCTTGCTGACGCCCCGCCCATCGGGCAGCTTGACCGACGCGCCCCCCCATTCCGGCAGCGGACGCCTTTGCTAGCTCGGCAGCAAGATCATCGACGGTCAGGCTCGGCGCGGTCAACAGGGATTTGGGGTCGAAGATCATGCGGCGATTCTACGCTACTGCGGACGCTCAGCCTTCGGGCTGATCAATCGCCGGACGTCGCCGGCTCTGCGAACTCATCGTCCGCATCGTGCGCCATCACGTCGATCTCGGCCATCGCAGTCAGGCGCACCATCAGTAGTCCGCCCGGCTCGAGCGGTTCGAACTCGATCTTGGTAATACCGCTCAACTCTTCGTCGCCTGCGTAAATGCGCGTGCCGACTGCTGTGCCGCCTGTGCTGACGATGCGAATCAACTTCTTATCCATGTTCATCCCTTATTGATATTTTGCGCGCAGCTCGCTCAACTTCAGCGGCCTGCCCGTAACGCTGTTCACGAGGTCGCGTGGCGACAATTTGCCCGCCCTGAATAAATCAGCGCGACCCTTGCCCAGCGTCTCGTTCTGGTAATCCTCGCCCTTCATCTTCAGATAGTCGGCAAACGTCGTCTTCGCACTGATCGGACCACTTGACGATGCGCGCGCGCCGGGATCCGGCTCATCCATGTCGATGCCCATGTCGCGCAAGGTCTTCATTAGCAGGATTTCCGCACTGCGGCAATTGAAGTGCCTCGGCACGCCGCCGTTGTATGGCAGGTCGTTATCCCCGATGGGCTCGTAGTCGAGATCCCATGTCGCGCCGCTGTATGCGATGCATGTGTGGCTCGTATGGCCATCCAGCGTCGAAATCTGCTCGATGCCGCGCGCAATATCGCGGTTCGCCTGGAACGTCGCGCGCCGTGCTGCTGCTGCAACCGCCGCCATGCTGGTCTGAACGATCGCAGCGGCGTTATTGCGCGCCAAAGGCATCACGCCTCCACCTGGAGCATCCGGCGCCTTGGCGGTCACTTCCTGACCCACGATGCGGCTGATGATCTGCGCGTTCGTCTCGCCCTGCGCCGCACCGATGCGGATCTCGTTGGCGATCTTGAACTGCGTGTCCTGCTCCTGCCGCAGCCACCAGTTCTTGGCTGGCGAGCCCTGCACGAGCGTGTCCGAGACCAGTGTGCGCAGGTAGTTCTCGGTCGGCGCCTGCACGCCGATGCGCACTTCGGCGGCAGCATCGGTCAGCGTTTTGGAGCCGGCAACCGTGGCGCGCGCTTCCGTGATTGCCGCCTTTAACTCAGCCTGCGTCGGCAGATCCGCGGTTGGCCGGAAGTCCACGATCTTGACCAGAGCGTCTCGCACAGCAGCAGATTCGACCTCTGCGACCGCTTTCAAGTCGACTTCCAGTTGCGCACGGCCGTAGTAATCCGAGATGATCGCGTTCGACTCGCGAATCAGCGCGTTCTTTGCCTGCTTGCCGAGCAACGACATTTCCGGCTTGTTGATGAGGAGAGACACGATGTCCTTCTGCATCTTCACCAGGAGCGCAATCACGCTGGCCTTGATGTCGGCCTCGGCGCGTAGCATGTCGATGTTGTGTGCGATGAGGAGGTCGCGCAGCCACTCTTCGAAGGCGCTCATGCTACGACTGGCATCGCCACACTGAACTCAGGCGGCTGCAGCTCGATGCGCGACTGCACATCCTTCCACACCTTATCGGGCGACACTATGCCGTAGCGTTTCATCTCATCGAATGCATCCTCTTTCGACAGCATGCGGGCGTTCACAAGTTGCACGAGCGCGGTCACGAACGGTCCGGCCGTTTGCAGGACCGCATCGGACGAGAAGTCGTCGAAGATGTCGATGCTGCCCTTGTACTCCAGCTTCATCCAGTCGTGCATGATCGACAACGACTGATCAAGCGCGTCTTCCAGCCCCTCAACCATCATCGAGAGCTGGCATTTCTGCTCGCTGTCCTCGATGGCGTTTTGCGTGGCCGTGGTCGAGACTTGGGTTTCAGCCAGCAGCTCGGCGCCCATTGCGCGCATCTGGTTCTCCAGGTCTTGCAGCGACAAGCGGCCTGCCTCGATCGCCGCACCCGTATGCTCGACGTACTTCGCATCGGCCCCGGTCGGCAGCATCATGGCAGACTTCGCGCCAATCGACACCTCGTCGCCATCATTGACGCCGGTGATCGCCAAGATCGGCACGCGCGCTGTATGCAGGATGCTGTCCTGATCGCTCTGCGAGTTCCAGTGCTTGATGTTCAGGTCGGCCAGATCGCTCAGCGGCGGAACCGCGGTCATGAACCCGGTGCGCTTCGTGTAGTACGTCACCAGCGGCACATACCCGAGCGACATCGCGCCCTCTGCGTGCAGCACCCATTCCTTCTTGTCGTTCTCGCGATAGGTCGCCCAGCCACCCGGCACGATGACGCGCACCTGATTGACCTTGCGTACACCGAACTCGCCGTCATCTTCCTCAACGCATTCCAAGAGGCGCAGCATCGAAAGCACCTCGGCGCCGGCGCCAGTCTTGGCACTCTTCCAGCCAAGAACCTGCTTCGGGTTGATGTGCACGAGGTATGGCCGAATCCCGGCGTCGAGCTCGGCCTTCTTCGTCACATACAGCAGCTTGCCGTCCTTGTCCGTGGTCGGCGGGCACTCTACGAGGATATGCGTGAGGCCGTATTTGAGCCCGGCCGTGAACACGTTGTGCGCGAACACGTTGAGGTTGTTGCCGCACTGGTCGATGTCCTGTAGCCATTCCTCTTGCGCTGGCTCGATGTCCTTACAGGTCACCGGCTCCGCGAATGGCTTGGACGACATGTTCTCGACCGTGCGTCCCAGGCCATTGAACAGCGTCGACGTCTTGATGCGGTAGTCGTAGCTATCGTTGTCCTCGCGCGGGAACTTCGGCAGGTACTTCTCACGGGCGGCGCGCATGGCTTTTGTGCCCCCGCAAAGGGTGTCGATCACGTCCCAGCCGGGAGCCATCGCGTCGACTTCCGGAGTGGTGTCGTTGACCTTGGTTACCATGTGGTTCCTGTTAAATATTCAGCGTGCGGACCGTCGCCGTGCGCTTTATCGAAGGCCATTCGACGTCTACCGCGTAGCCTATAGCGGTCGTGATGTGCTGATACTTGTTCTTCTGGTCTTCCTGGAACGTTGAGCCGTCCTGGAGCTGCACCGTCGCCAGGCCCTTATCGCACCACTTCGCGGTTGTCGGATTCACAAACAGGGTGCGCAGACCGTCAGCCGTGCAAATCTTCGAGCGCACCGCGTTCTGGCGGTCCTTGATTGCTGGGTGCGCCGGCTTAACCTTGCGGGTGTAGGTCCAGCCGTTCGCCTTCAATACCGCCTCGATGTCGGTGTAGTCCGATGCATGGCCGTGCTTCTCGCCAGCCTGGCCGGCGGGGTCGCCGTAGATCAGCACATGGCGGTTCTTGTGCTCCTTGAACTTCTCGACAAACTCCATGGCCGACTGCTTCGATACCGCGCTGGTGAGCACAATCTCATCGAGGAGGTAAAAATCATGAATCAGCGGCGCTCCAGCCGCCTTCTCCTGCTGCGTTTGAGCCCGCACACGGCGCACTCCAACCGCGGAAGACAGCGGGGTGAAGTTCTGGTCGTGCATCCACATCAGCTGCTCGTGCGGCTCGATTCTGGCGTCCGTGTGGTTCGCCTTGTCGTAGTCCTCATAGATGCGGCCTGTCGCGCCCTCGAAGCTCGCTTCATATTCCTGCTTGTACTGCTTGGCCGACATCTGGCGCTTCGCTGCTGCGATTGTCGCGGCCGGCAGGATTTCCGAGCTTTTCCAGTGGAATACCTGCCAGTCCGGATCGCTGGCCGACTCGGCGTACTTCGCCATGTCGTAGTAGTGATTCAGGCCATCCGGCACGCCGATCAGCCAACACCAAGCCTTGTAATCAGGTCGCGTCGGGTTGAACGTGTCCAATGCGGGGCGAATGTTCGCCTCCCATGCTTCCGGCTTGATGTCGGCGATCTCATCGATGACGCCACCGGACCAGAACACGCCCTCGATTCGCTCCGGCCGATCCAGGCCGATCAACTGTACCTGCGTACCGTTGTCCAGATAGATGATCAACTCGGTCTCTGACGGCGCCTTCGATTGCAGGCTCGTCAGGCAGAGCTTCTTCATGTCCGCCCAGTAGATCTTCTTCACCTGGTCGCGCGTTGGCGCAGCAATGAAGTACATCTCGCCCGGGTTCTTCATTGCCATCTTGGCGACGAAGCGCTTGGCCCGCTCCGTCTTGCCTGAGCGGCGACCAGCTGGAACCACAGGGAAGCGGCAGCCGTTTGCCACCGCGTTGATTAGCGCGGTCTGGGTCGGGTGGTCAACCAATTTGTACCAGCGGGCAAGTTCACGCTGGGTTTGCAGGGTCAGAGCCATCAGTCAGGCAACTGCGCGGCGATGTCTTTCAGGAGCTGCGCGCTGTCCGTTTCAGGGTTGTTGAGCTGGTCAATCTTGTCCTTGTTCGCTTTCAGCAGCCCGATCGGAATCTCGGCTGCACTGTTGGCGAGTTGCGTCAGCGCGGATATTCCCTTCAGCGCAGTCAGGCTCTTGTCATCCAGCGGAGCGGCGTCATCGATCTCGGCGACCTTGGCGTGCGCGATGCCGGACAGTCGGTGCGCGGTAGCAGCGCCATATCGAGCGGCGCCGGCCAAGTGCATTGAGATTTCCTTTAGCTCATCAGCCAAAGTGCGCGCACTAATTTGCGCACCAATTGGAAGCTTGGCGAAAGCCGTCTCAGCCGCAACCAATTGATTTGCAACGTCTTTTATCTCTTTGGTTTGCGCACCAAAGCGCTTGCGGATCGCGGCCTCCGAGATTCCATACTCTCGGGCCAGGACGCGGCCGGCCTCCCCCTTGAGGAGGCGCTGACCGATGTCTTGCCACTGCTTTTCGGTCAGTGATGATTTGCGGCCCATATCTATCCTCCGGCGCTACCCTCCGAGACGTGGGCAATAAAAATCCGCCCGGAGGCGGCTTGCTAAGGTTGGCACTGCTATTGCTTGCGCCCCAGCGGAAAGGATCGACCCTGCCCAGCCAGCGGATATTGCCTCGCTGGAGGCGAATCACTGACGACCTCCTCTCCTGCCTGATCTGGCGCCGGTCGAGTTGCCTTCACTAGCAGCGCACTAGGCTCACTACCTGCAGCCAGCGCCTCATGAGCAGCCACGAGTTCTGCGGCTTTGATCATCAGTGCTCCTCCTGCTTGAAGTAGATCGTGTTGACGAGCTTCTCGCCGTTCGCAAGCATTGCAGTCAGGCTGCAGGAGTTCGCGCCGCCCGCTACATCCAGGCCGCCCAGCTTCACGATGGCGGTATTGCCGTTGATCGTCGGCGTGGCGAGCGATGTGACGCCCGCGACTACCGGCGCCTGCACGGATGCCAGGGTCGCAGCGCCAAGCGCTGCATCTGCGCTGAAGTCGAGGGCCCAGAAGCGCTTGTCGTCGGGGTCTTTGCCGAATACATGGGTGCGATCGTCCAGCACCGTGAATTTAATCGTGCGG